GTTTTTCTTTTCCAGCGTAGGTAGTTACTGTATTTCTTGGCATGAGTGTTATTATTCTTTACTAATTATTATTTCTGCGTTGTTTCTATTTTCTATACAAAAAGAAATTTTTGCTTTTTTAGGAATTAAATATGTATTTTCTATTTTTTCAATCTCGTCATCTACTTGTTCTTCCCAAGAAGAAAAAGATGTTAACATAAAAGGTATTTTTATTATTGGACATCCATTCCACTCTAATCTTTTTAGTTTATTCATATTATTTTTTCTTAGGTTCTTCGCTACTATCCAAAATTTCAATAAGTTGACCTGTAACAATACTCATAAAGTACTCAGACTCTTTGAGTGTTTCTTTGAGGAATACAATATCTTCTGCTTTGAGTTCTATAGTTTCCTCTGTGGCAAACTTCTTACCAAGATACCACGCAAGTACTTGGTTTGTAGTCTTGCCAGAAAGTGTAATAGCCATTACTTCACCGATTGTTAAATTTTCTTCTCCGTTTTTAAGTGGTTTTCCTTTAAAATCTACAAGTTCTTGTTTTGTATTGATTGTTTTCATAGTTATATTTTACCATACTTTTTGTAATATGTGCAAATTATTATCGTCTAATAAGTAATACTTTTATAGTGTTTACGCTTGAATAGTCTCTTCCAAATCTAATCCGCAAGGGTTATTTTTGTTTACTCTTTCTTATCGCTGATATTGAAACCTAAATTATTTGAAAGAAACAAAATTTTTTCAAGCCAGATTGCATCTCTAGAGCCTCCATGTACTTCTCCTAGTGCAACTATCTCCCGTACCACTTCTTCTTGAGCTGTTTTGATTTCAGAGGCTATGAAAGCTTTAAGTTTATTTACGGGGAAACATCTGATATACATTTCATTGATATAAACAAAGTTTGATAACCGTTCTTCCCATGTCTGGGGTGCTGTTACACTATCTACATATTCTCTGCAACCCCACTCTAGGTTATGTTCTTTTTTACAGTATTTACATGTATTCATTATTCTTTACTCATCTTATTTATTACATTAGTAAAATTATCTGCGAAGTGTTTTGCGCCTGCTTTGAGTATGTCGTCTTCTTTACTCATACTAGCTAAATAATTTATAGTTTCAGTTTTACTTTCTGGGAGAAAAAGACCATTACATTCTGTTATTGTTTCTTTTGTTGTTGCCCATTTTGTATTTTTTATTTTTTCACCACAAGTACACTCACTATCTTTGTTATTATGAAACCCGTTAGGGCATACTTTTACTTTTTTCTCTGTGAGGTGTTGCATGATTACAACTCCACTTCCTTAATTTCTATTTTGATAACTTTCAAACCTGCTTCTTTACAGATTTTTATAGCAGCTTCAAGGGTCAAAGAGTCTGAATCGCTAAGTGTCTGTGGTAAAAATTGAGTATCTTGTTGCTGAAGCCACGCACCGTCGGCACCGTCCCACGCGTTGTCAGGGCTCACCTGATGCACGCACAAGATGAGCTCGCCATCGCCAGCGCGACGGCAGACAAGCCTGAGAGCTCTACCTTGACTATCCTTTTCTTCCAAGAAGATAATACGGTAGGTAGAAAGCGTATCAAATGTGCCTTTTTGCAATTCTGCAATAAATGTATCAACTGCACAAGAAAGCGGCATTATGACAGCGGTCTTAAGCATTTCACTTTCTGTAGTACCGTTTTGGGTATCTACCTTTTTCCAATTTCCTTGTGGAGCAGCAATTGTCGATACAGTAGCATTTGGTATCCAATTCATAATATCACTATCTACTCCAAGTTCATTTGTGTACCAAAGTTTTATATTTTTGCTTTTTGCAGTGTCTCTAAATTGTTCTAATTTTTGTTTAATTGTCATATTTCCTCTTATCATTATAGCTTGATAGTAGCTTTAGTTAGTTATTTCATTATTTATTGCATCTAAAGCTTCTTGGATTGAAGTACAATTATGTTTATTAAATTCAGCATAATATCTACCATCCATGCGTCTTTCATCTATTGTGGCTAGAAAAGTTTTACCAAAATTCATTGTGAATATCTGATATTTTGTACCATCAATTCTAGCTTCGTATGAATAACACATATCTGGTCTTTGTCTATTCTTTACTAATTTTAAGTCTTTCAAATCTATAGTTTTCATTTCCTCAATTCTTCTATTACTTGCTTGTAATGGGACACTCTATCTTTCAAAGCATTTTTATATGTTTGTGCGTAATTCTTTAGTAATTCTTCTTCACAAATCTCTATCTCCGCCTCATATAATGCAATGATTGATTGTTTGTGCCAGCGCTTGATTAAATTAGCATCTGTATAACGAAGCAAATCAGTCCCAGCGTTTGATTTAATTACAAAGCCTTTTTCAAACTCTTTCTCTTGGCTCTCTAAGAGCTGTTGTATGGTAGGCATGACTAGTATTTACTCGGTGTTATGTGCCAATTTATTCTTTTGTCAGTGATATGCACTCGGTCTTCGTCTTTCCATTCATTGTCTTCGTCTCCAACAAGAGACGGATATACTTCTGGGCGATAATCTTTTCCATCATCACGCTTTACGATAATTTCACCGTCTCCTATATATCGAATAACAGTACTTGGAATACCACAATGATAGACTTTTTTACCAACTATATCTTCTTTCCAATTTTCAATATGTATACCAAATAATTCAAAATGACATTGTAATTCATGAAGACCTTTACTTAGAAGCATCAAAGCTCGCTCTGGTTCTCGGCAAAATTCATTCAATACGCAATCATCATTAAGAAAGATTTTTACACTTCCTCCTTTTCGCCACTCGTCTCCACTCAATTCACTTTCTTTTAGATACGTCTTTGGAGTATATTCCAATTTCCATTCTAAAAAATGTCCATTGAAGTCAATTCCATCTATTTCGTGTCGTCTTGTTTTGTTGTTATAAATTGGTTTTTTCATCTTTATTTCCCCATTATATGCTATGGGTGGAGCGTTAGTCTTCTAATACCTTAGTAATAAATTGCAAATTTTTATCAATCCCAACTATTGCAGAATCACCACTTGTTGAATCATCTGTCGTGAGCCATAGTGGTTTATATTCTGCAATAGTAAAATAACCCTCCCCCATCTACCCTCTACGATTTGTTAATGTGCGTATTGATGTGCCTAATGCCCGAGACAACTTAAGCATGCTATCCCCATTCTATATAGCTTTATCTGTCACTTGTACTTTGTGATATTTTAGATTTACGGGGTGTCTCACTAAATTGCGTCTATTCGCTGTTTATTCCTTTTTTACGGTCATTTGTCTCAGTGATTAGACACACCAATGTATTTGTTAATTTACTTACCTAGTCTATACCAAAACCTGATAAACCATTTTTTTACCCATTTGAACTTTCCATCAGGGGTAATTAGTAATCCTTCTTTTCTTTCTATTTTTGGTTTCATATCTAGTACTCGCTTAATTTAATAATCTGTCTTTGGTAATGCATGTGGGTTCATACTGCCGTCTGTGGGTGGTGGAGTATGTGGTTGTAGACAATCCACCATTACTTTGTTTACGTTATCAGGACAATGTGTTTCGTGGTACTTGTTTAGGTTTACCATTCGTACTATGAGTATAGTTAGTATACATAGTAGTGTTCCGTAGAAGATGATTGTGTATTTCATATTATTGCCATCGACCTACTTTAATCTTCTTTGGTTCGACCAATACTTTGTCTATTACTTGAAAATCATTATCTTCAGCAAATTTTAATGCTTCTGATTTTCTACTAAATCTTTGTGAATTGTTTGGTATATCTAAAACAAATCTTTTTGTGTTAAATATATTACTTTTGGTTAGTGTTACTTGTTTCATATTTTTAATCTTATTACCTTATAAACTTACTATTTAAGTATATACCCTATATTATTCTTTGCAAGTCCTAGGTTGTGGATAACTTTTAAGCTTTATTTTTCAAGGTTATTATCTGTATTTAGTATACCACTTTTTCTTGCTTTATGGTATCTATCACGACCCATTTGAAACTTTTTTATGCGGTCTTTTTTCTGTTTATCTGTCAATTTATCCCACCCTGTTTTTCCTGCTTTGCTTGCTATCTTGCTTCTTTGTTCTGGTGTCAGGCGTTCATTTCGTTTCTGTACCATGTCTTTACCTTTCTGTGTGAAATATTCTTTTGCTGTGAGTTCCATGTTATTCTTTTAATTTAATAAATAATGGTACAGGAGCACTTAAATCCCAAGTTGTTTGTAGATTACATATATTACAAATAATGTTAGATATATCCCCTACATAATATTTTACACATCTTTCGTCCTGTAAAAGCTCATGACCACAAGGACAAAAAGCTTTAGCACTATACGAATCTTTAAAACGATAAGTTTCATAAGACGACATAGCACCATATAAAGTGCTTGTTTCTATACTTTCAAGCCATACTAGGTATCTCTCTCCATAATTTCTGACATATACAGGATACCAAGCGAACCATGTATGCCATTCTGATTTATCTTTTTCTTTTGGTAGTTTAATTTTCATATTTAGTATTTTTTAAGTGGACAAAAACTATCTTTCCTCTTGTTCCAGTTACCTCAATAATTGATTTTTGGTCAAGCAAAATGCCTACTACTTTATAATCTCTAGATCCACAAGCAAGTTTTAATCTCCAACCATTCTTTGTCTCTGTCGCAACCCAACACCATTTTTTATTTTTCATATTATTTTGTTACTATATACGATTGCTTATAATCTTCGTGTCTATATCTTAACCAAAACTTAATCATATTTGAGTCATCATTCATGATTTTAGTAATAACCCTAGACTCACACTCATCATTTAGATACTGTACACATACTTTTTTAGCTTCTTTTACTTCTTTTGCAAATCCTTTATCTTCTTTTAACCAGCGATACACAGAGTTTCTTGAAAGATTTAGCTGTGAGCACACTGATTTTATTGTAAGTTGTGTGGTCAATAATTCTATTATTTGTTCTTTTATTTCTTTATCTTGTTTTGCCATATTATTTTTTATACCCTAGTTCTTGTAATTTCTTATCGACTGTTAGTTGTTTAGTATTTTCGTAGTCAGTACCACGCAGTGAAATGTTCTCCTCTAAGAGTTTTCGCCACTCGCGGTCAAGGCTGTTTACCATTTTTACAAGTTCCTCTACACGGTCAAGCGACAAATCTTTAAGTGGTTTGCACTCTTCTTGGAGGAGAAATGCTATTGCACGGCATTTGTTTTTACGCTCTCGTGCTTTTGGTTGTTTTTTTAGTAAAGTTTCGAGGGTCATAATTTTTCAAAAATTTTTTTATTTCGACCAAATCGTTCTTATTATCTCCTCCTATTGTTATATGCCAACCACAATCACATTTTAGTTTGCATACTTTTTTTTCTAAATAATTAAATTTTCCTATTTTTTTCATATAAGTTTTGATTGCTTTAATCTATCTCTAAATAATGTTATTGCTTCTAATGGTGTATTTCCGATTGTGTTTATATCACAGTAGTTTTTATTTGATTTTACTTGCCATTTTGGTTTATCTTTCCATTTATTATGGTCAGTATGTAGTGTTAGGTGTCTAAAATACTTACCACACTCTAGTATTATTTCTTCCATACTACAGGTTTTATCTTGTTGAATTTACTTATCATTGTATCTATTCTGCCATAGAATACTTTATCTTTTAGTTCATCTTTTTTTGTCCACTTTTTTAATATCTTTAGTTTAATCCTAAATATTTTCATGTTATTGTTTAAAACTACTTAAATATTCTTCTGTTTGTTCGACACTTGGGAACGGTATATATACGCCCGTTGTTTGCGATACTGCTTTTGCAAGGTCTTCCCATACTTTGTTTATTTGAGAAGTATCTAAGTCTGCTGTGCTAGTAACTTCAAACTTGGCTCGGGCAATATCCCTATAGATTGCTTTTATACTTTCCATAGATGGGCGTATATCAAGATTTTCTAGGAGTACTCTGAGTGAAACGCCATTTTCTATAAGAGTATCGGCTATTTCTTGGCATCCCTTATGCAAAGCATTATTCTGCTGAGAAGTGCGTTTTTTCATATTAGAACCCTATATCATCGAGACTTATTGTATTTTCTGGATACTCAATCGCTGTAGCGTCTTTTGCGGTCAATTTTACGCCAGAGGTAGCAACTATCCTTTCTTGGTCAGAAGTGCTCTCTACGGGCATTGTGGGCGCAATTACAGGGTCTTTAGGCTTTCGGTCAAAGACATAAAAATCTGTATTTGGGAAAATGTTGAGTTCTATGAATTGCTTGCCGTCATCTAGCTGTCTGATTGTTCCTACATTGAGCCAGACTGTTTTTTCTTGTCCGTTTGAGATAATTGTTTTTTTTGTTGTTATGTCTTTGTAAATCATAAATTAAAATGTTAGTTGGTTTATAATGTCGTCAATTTTTGCAAGTTTTTCTTTTTGGTACTCGGTGTATAGCTTTACTTGCTCGGCTACTTGCTCCCGTGTGATTGTAAAGTAGTGAAGCTGTACTTTTTCTGGCATACGAGGGTCGTACATTACAAAGTACAAGGTTTCAAGGTTTTCGTTTACGATAAAGTATTGTAGTACTTGGTATTCGTATTCGTCTGGCACTTGCTGTGTAAGGTACGCTTCGATGTGGCTTGCAGAAGATAAACATTTTACTTCTACGGCTTCGGTATCTGCAAATGCGTCTGGTGAGATTGCTATGTTTGCATTATCGTCTCGCTCCCAGATAACAAGTGAGGTGTCAAACTTTTTTCCAGTCTTCTCTTCAAAAAGTGCGATTGCTTCTGTTTCAAGTCTGTGTCCTCGCTCCATTACATTTTCGTCATCAGCAGGTTGTGCTATTCGCTCTGCAATAAGTTCGTAGTATCCTTTCTTTTCGCCAGTGCCACGCTTTACTACAATATCTTTAAGTCGTGAACCTGTGATTTTTCCTTTTCTACCCTCAAGCCACGTTTCCTCGTTTTCAAATGTTTTTACAATCATTTTATTATTTTTAATGCTTCTACTAAAGTTATCAATTGTTTTTGAAGTTCTTGTACTTTTTCAGTGTCCCAGATAGAAATGTTATGTCTTAAATCGTCTGAAACTTCTATGATTTCTTCTATAAGTTCTTTCATATTATTTTAATTTTGTTTTTAATTCATCTTTTTTTGCGACCACTTCTTTGTCTTGGATTATAGTACCGAGTGATTTCCATACTTCTTGAAGCTCTGCAAGTGTTTTACATTCTTCAAGCTTTTCTATTGCGTGGATACGAGCTTCAATCTTTTGGTTTTCTTTGTACTCGTAAAACTCTGACATTTCTTCTCCGCTTGCTATATCGCCAGAAGCCATATATCCGAGGAGTGCAAGTGCTCGTCCTACTGCGATTGTCTCAAGTTTTTCAAAAGCCTTGTCGCCTGTCTTTTTTCCGATTGCGTGTCCAGTAGCTTCGCCAGATGAAGGATTTGATTTGTCTTTGAGAATACGAGCAGAGAACATTATTTCAGTTTCAAGTATTTCTGGTTTTGTTTCAATCAATCCGTTTGGGTTTGCTTCCCGAAACTCTTTGATACGAGCAGGAACGGTTGCGTATGCTTTACCTTTCAAATCAATTGTTTCTGTTTTTTTCATAATTAAAATTCGTCTTCGTTACTTGATAATTCATCGTCTCTTGTTTCTTGTTCCCAACATCTCATACACATTGTGTCGTTGCATTTTTCCACTCCTGGGAATCCGCAACCAATACAAGTTTTTTTTGCCATTATAGGCTTTAAAAATTCGTCAAACTCTGTAGTGCAATTTCCTTGATTTTTTGGAATACCTTCGGCATTTCCGTAAATCAGTTTGTTTTCAATTTGTTTTGTGTACATAATCTTTTTTATTACCTTATAAACTTACTATTTAAGTATATAGGAAAGATATTGAGCGGTCAAGTAGTCTATATAGCTACCCTGTGGAAAACTTTTATTTGACACAAAAATATGGATAGAGTATTATTATTGTAACCTTTGCGCACAGCTATCTCACTCACTCGCAAAGGGGGTGAGATAATTGTGTTAAGGACTATATAAGACGGTGGCGAACCTACAACCCCTTATATGGATGCCAATAATTTGTAGGATTTATGTCATTGATGCCGACTAGACAGCATTCTAGCCTACCTCGGTCTGATATAAGCCTCTTATCCCTTTGTGTAGCACTCTGGGGGATAATGTACACAGATAGCTCGTGCGAGCTTCCTCTGATAGTGGAGTGTAAAAGGAAAATCGAGAAAAAACGATTTCGCGAAAATTATTTTTGCTTCCTGAAACAAAGTCCAAATCTACTGGCTTTTGTCTTCTCTATGCTACCTAGTCTGAAAAAGAAAAAAAACGATTATGAGCGTAGCGAAATAATCAGCAAGCGAAGCGCGGTAGTGCAGCTAAGTAAAGCCACAATTATTTATTTTTTATACAAATATTAGAAAAAATCCACGCGCCAAAACTTCTTTTTGTATGTGAGAACTCGCGTCCTGTTGATACCCAATATGGCAAATCCTCTGTAGGAATATAGCTTATCAAAATTGCAAGCTGCTTTAATGTTATTTCTTTTATAAAATTCTTAGTTTTTGAAAATTTTTTCCAAGTTTCTTCTCTTCCTAAAGTTTTTTCATTTATTCTATTTGTTTTAAGCCACAAAACATAACGCTTCCAATTTTCTTTTCGGCGCATGTCATATTCTGCTTTATAGTAATTATATATTTCTTGTACAAGAATAGTACGCTGTTCTTTTTTTGTGAGTGGCAGTACAGATTTTGGGACATCAATAGGATAAGCAAGTATATCGCCGATTGAGAATACTGTTTCTTTTTCTACTGCGTAATTCATAGTCAGAATACTAGGAATCGAACCTAGACAACGTGTATCCAAAACACGGATGCAACCATAACATCTTATTCTGTGTGCACCCAACTAATCTGTACAAATTGTTGGGATAGTCAATTTCAGCATCTTAATTGACAAACTGTTTGCTTATTAGTCTTTATAAGGGTCAAATTCATCAGCAGCAGCCATACATACAATCAAAGGTTTAAGTGTATGTATCACCTCTATTGTATCTTTATGATATTCTAACACATCAGAAAGTTTTTTGTATACACCAGGTGCTTCATCAGCACCAGCTCCTCTTAGAATAATACCTTTTTCTTTTATTGAGTTTTTTACTTCATCAAAATCAATAAGACCTTTTTCAACTATTTTCCATTCATTAAACTCGTATTCTGTGCCGTCTGGTTTTGTTCTAGTTGTTTTAAACTTTTTCTTTTTTCCAGCAGCTTGAGTACGAGACATAATACGACCTGCTCCGTGCATTGTTGAGTAAAATGCAGATTTACTTTTATCACTATCTACTCCTTTTAAGATAACAGAATTGTCACCCATAGAACTTCCTACAAAGCCTAATTGTCCAGGAAAGGCTGGTGTTGCACCTTTTCGTACTACCCAATATTCTTCTCCGTTATGTGTTTCTTTCCAAGCAAAATTGTGATGATTGTGTATTTCTTCAACGATTTCTCCACCTAAAATATCTGCTACTGTTTTACATACCCAATCTCTACCTGCGTATGCGTATTTTCCTGCAAGTTCCATACATTCAATATATTCTTTTCCTGCAACAGTTTTTATATCAAGACAGTGAGGTGTTTCGTCCATTATATTTACATTATCTCCTGCAATTTGCATAAAATGAGATGCGATTGTGTGTCCAAGTCCACGACTTCCGAAGTGAACGCCTACCCAAATATAGTCATTTTCATCTACAAATACATCAACATAGTGGTTTCCTGAACCTATAGTCCCAAGTTGTTCTTGAGCTTTTTTCTTTAACTCTGGTTTACTTTTAAGAAAAGAGTTTGTGTCCCATATAAGTTCATTAAATAAATTATTTTCTACTTTTGTTTCATTTTTTCTACCAATTCCAAATGAAAGGTTTGAAAAAATAGTATCAGCTAATGTTGTTAAATCTTCTGGCAAATTATTTCTTTTAAGATTGAGTTTTACTGCTTTATTACCACAAGCAATATCAAACCCAACTCCTGCTGGACTTATTTTATCTTTATATACCGCAACACCACCAACAGGCATACCGTAACCTTTGTGGTTATCTGCCATAAGACAAAAAGCTTCCGCTTCTATAAGACATTTTTCTGCTTGCTCTAAAGCTCCCTTATCTATATCGCCAAATTTTATTATTTCTTTCATATTTAAAGCATAGCATTGTTTTTAAAATCTACTTGTGGAAAACTTTTTGCACATACTTCCCCACCATGTATTCCTCCAAAGATAAAGGTTTTTCTTTTACAGGTTTGCGTTTTTTCTTATAAAACTGGTATTCCGTATTTTTTATTGAGCCGTTCTTTTTCATAGACATAATTTATTGCCTTAGAGTACGCTTGTAATTCTTCCGTTGTTGCTTTGTTGAGTGCTATCCAGACATTTTTTTCTTTGTCGAGTAGCCCACAATCTTGGTATTGGTCTACACTATGATGTCTAGCACAAATTTTTATGATAGCCCACGCTTCGTCAATCTGTTTACCACCGTATGTAAGGCAATGCTCCCAAGTGATACGCCCCGCACAGCCACCAAAAGAACGCAATGCACATACATCAGGTTCTTCTAGGAGCTTGTCTCGTACTCGTGGGGATATTTTTCTCATACTACCACTCTATTTCACAACGAGGATTATTTTTATCTACACCCTGAAAAGAAAGTGTAAGATTTGGAATAATTTGCCAGCTGTCATCTTCTAGTAAATGATTATCTACTAAGCAATCCATAATACTTTCTGCTTTATTTGTAAGGTCGCATTTACGATTGTCTGGCATATAAAACTTTAATAATAGATAACTACCTGTTGGTATTTTTTCTTGTCCTATAAGTTGTATAGAAGCATTTTTGTGCCACGCTGTATATTCTTTACTTGGGAAGCTACGCCCTGTTCTTGTTGTTATACGAGAGTTTTTTTTACTTGGTATGCGACCTTGTATAAGTATCATGTCAATAGTATACGATATCCACAGGTATATGCACAAATATATGCGATAATAAAAATATGAGAAATTTACAATGGTTTAAAGACAGAATAGGAAAAGTTGTGTATCGTGATTACAATAAATGCGATTGTAAAGATTGTGAGTATATTTTAGAAAATGGAAAACTTATCAGAGACGAGCAAGATGCAGAATATCTGTATATGATACAAAATGATTTTGCAGAGGAGATATTTTTAAATTACCGAGATGAAAAAGAAATATCCTAAACTACCACGCCATATCTCTGATAGATATTTATTACACCTTGAAACATACAAGCATAATTTGCGTGAAGATATTTTGTGGATTGATGGCATAAATACCGAAGACCCTGTCATACAAGCTATCTTGAGTTTCTTAGAATGAAACCACGTACAAAGAAAAAAGTAGTATGTAATTGTTATCTTTGTGGAGCTGATTTGTTTCAAGGAGAACCAAGGACTTTACTATCAAAAGAAAATAAAATAACAAAGATATTATGGAAGTGTGTTATATGCAAAAAACGCCCGAAGGCGTAGTTGCAAGTAGGTTGTAATATATTATGAATACAGTTTTTTTAGGTAATAAAAAAAGTAACAACCTACTATATACATCATAGACCAGAAAACCGCTTTTTGCAAGCAGTCTCTGTCTCGGTAGTAGGAATGTCGATTATTCACAATTTAATTCCTTGATATAATAGTAAAAAATTTTATGAAAGTTTTTTGCAGTTTTATGTAGAAAGAACTTCGCCCCCACAAGCCGAGTGCATTGCATGAGCTGTACTTTTATTATCCCATGTTATTTACAAGTGTGCAACTATAAGTTTTCCACATAGTAAGAATTAGGATATGAGAATGTATCAAGTTTAATATAAAAGCCCCGCAAATCGCCTTGTAGCCCCGTATAAACGATTATAAAAGCACTTCTTTGATAGGTTTTATGTCCTCTGTATGCTCACTACTTATCACAAGGTTGCAACAACTGCACCGAGTGATGTATTTCAAATGTTTACACTCCGCTTGCTTTTTCTCAAGCTCTATTTCTTTTTTAGTTTTAGGTGTTACAAAATGAATTGTCATAAGATAAGTATACAACAAAACCCACTATTTCTAGTGGGCTTGTTTGTGGATTACTCTGCGATTTCTGAAGCTTCCTCTTCTGTAGACTCTTCTACTGTAGGAGCGATTGTCCACTCATCGTTTGTGATTGTTGCATCATTTTGGTCTGGGTTTTCAAAACGGATTGTCTCTGCGTTTTCCCAAGCTTCTCCTTCAAGTGAAGCATCTGCAAAAAGTGCAAATCCTTCTCCTGTTGTGTGGAGTTTTACTTCTTTTGTTTCTCCTGTTTCTTTGTTAGTGATTGTATACATAAAAATTACTTGTTTAGTTTATAAAGGTGCGCACCATTTCTGGCACTTAAATTATAGCACAAAAGCCCCCTATCCAAACGGTTAGAGAGCTTTTGTTATATTCCAAGTATTGTTTACTGTGTATATACGCAATACTTTTGTAGGGTGGTTACAGTGACATTGCAGTCAAAGGTCGGTTTTTAAGTTTATACCTACATAACTTAATCCCCCAAGCCTTATCTCCGTATACACCACGGATATATAGCGATTACACATCATAGGACATTAGTGTGTATTTTAATTTTATACTTTTATTTTACGAGCGCAAGTCCACATTGAGGCTTTACCTTTAGCTATGTTCTTAGCAAGGAATTCTGTAGCAAAGTCTATATCACGAGCTTGCTCAATAGAAATATGTGGGTGTGCTTTACGATTTATCTGCACAATACCGTACGATGCTTCACGAGGTGTGATATTTGTCGCCATAGGATTACCTCCGCTTTCACATTTTATTATTTTTTCCATAAAAGGAGCAGATACTTGGTATTGCTTTGCATAATAAACTACGAGACCTTTCACATCAGTAGGTTTGACGATGATTGGAGCTTCCGCTATGTATGATTTCGTGGTGAGTAAGATACACACAAAAGCAATTGTGGGGAGGTATTTCATAGTTTGGCGATTACGCCACCAAGATTACTTTTTTACGAGAATACTGCGAAGTATTTTTCGTATCAAACCAATCATAGCTACAATAGAACCTACTACAATAAAAACCGATTGGATTTTTTGTAGGACAAGGTCTTGAGAAAGATTTACTCCGACAACACTTGAAAAGGTTACGATTGAGCCGACACTAGCTATCAATAATCCTTTTATTGTAAGAGCAATCTGCTCTGGGTCAGTAGAGGAATATAGAAGCCAGTTTTTAATTTTTGTGTATGCTGTTTGCATAGGGATAGTATAGCAAATTATTCGAGGTTTGTCTGTGGAAAACCTATTTGGAATGTTTTATAAAGTGGTATACTTATAGAGGAAACATATTGTTCATTATTAAAACCTATGTTATGGCAAAAAAATCAAGCCAATACAACACACATCATCGTGTGCCACAATCTCGTGGTGGAAAAGATACACCAGAGAATATATCTGTCGTGAGAATATCTCACCATAGGGCGTACCACCAAATGTTTGGTTGTATGACACCTGAGCAGATAGCAAAATACTTAAATGTAAAATGGATTGACCCAAAAAAAATGATGATTGTTGTCGATAGACCAATCAAAGTAGCAATGCCAGAGTTACCTTTTAAGTCTTAAAAAATCCCTCCTTTTTAGGAGGGTACTACTACACTAAAAACTCAATATATGTTAGTTATTTTAGCCGTAATAGGAATATACCATTACGCAAAAGACAAAAAAATGTTACACAACTAGTTGTTCATAAGGGATATTAAATGGATACGACCTGCATTTCTATGCGGGTCTTTTTATATGTAAACAAACCAACCCACTTTGTTTGTTTTGTAGGAAAGATGTAAACAAAAAAAACACCCGAAGGTGTATCTTTGAAAAGCGACGAAACTTTTATGTAATCGTTCGACTGATTACTTGAGTATTATAACACAAACGCTATAAAGAGTAGTGTAAGTACTAGCCCAAAAATAACACCTGTAGCTGTGTACATAGCTTTTTCTGTTTTGAAATATATTTTTCCTGATATTCTACGCATATTATGCCTCGTTTTTACTAGTCGACCCTGCTTTTTTTAACAGTATTTTTTCTGGTTTGTAATTTGCGTACAGTGGTCGGCGGATAGCTACACAGCGAGACTTAGCGATTTCTACAATAGACACACGATTGCCCTGATTTCCACCGAGGACTGAGTATGTCGTAGGGCTTTCTGCAACATAAAAACCAATGTGTCCACCTCCTTCTCTTTGGAATATGAGTATGTCTCCTAGACCCTCTGTAGATGGCTGTACGGCTTGCCACAGTGTTTTATACTTAAGTGCGCGTAGATAGTCGTATTTGTCTTTTGGTACAGGTACAGGGCGGTCTGCGAGCTTCATACAAGTAGCAAAGAATAGTCCACACCACGCAATGTCATCGTTTGTATAAATATCTCCAATACCAAGGTCTTTTGCCCATTTAAGAATAGTCTCATTTGATTTTGGACCTGTTATTTCCGCGGTATTCATAAAGCCAAGAGCGGCTTGTATATGACGAGGGAGGTATTTGTTTTTGAGATATGTAGGCATTATTTTTTACTCTTTTCTTTATTTTCTATTATTGCTAATCTATTATCATTTAAAATTGCTTGCGGGGGAAAAAATACATTGCGTGTATTTGAATTAGTTTCTTGTATTCGCCTGTCTATATACCATGTATTTGCTAACCAAAACCCTGAAAATATAAATGCTGCGACACTTCCTCCTATTTTGAAAGCTGTTCCCATAGAACTTTTGAAATCCTCATGTTTTATTTCTAAAGTAGTTATTCTAGTATTCATTAGATTTATAGCTTCCACAGAAGGAGCTAACCTAGCATAAGCACTTGAAAGGTCTCTTGTTTCATTGGTGTTAGTAATAAGGTCTTCTGATAACTTGTCACATTTAGTTTCAAGTCTGTGGAGGGCATCTACAATTAAGGCAATACTATCTTTAGACATACATAAGAACACTATTGTGTTTTTTATCGTGGATATAGTTTACAAGTTCCAAAGTATTTGTGCCAAAATCAGACAACATATAGCTTTCTACATGTATCTCTCTACCCTCTGGGACACGAATACAATATGGAATATGCTTAGGGTGCAATAAATCAGAGTACACATGCTTTCCATTTTTTACGGATACAATCTTGCCATTATAAAAGACACCAAAAAACTTTACTGGACTTCTCCAGAAGTATGGCTTTCTTGTGTAAATGATAAGGTCGCCGTTTTTCATAGAATTATTATAACACAGATTTTTTATTAAACGATAGCCACCCAAACATACGGACAAGTATGTAGTAGAGGATAGCTATTCGGATCGCTTTTCTTTTTTTGTTGTAGTCTTCTAGCTTGTTTATATCTTCAAGCATGCGCCATAGGAATCCTACATCTGCCTTGATACGATGTTCTTTTGTGCCACCAATCTGGTATGCGTTATCGTGTTTTTGGCAAGAAGCATTTAGAAGCGCCCAATATGGCGGTCGTATTAAATACGATTTTCCAAATCCACAATAGTTTACTTCTCTACGGCATTTCATATTATTCAATGGGTGGCTCTATAACTGGCTCGACTGGAGTTTCAGATGGTGGAAAAGTAATTTCCCAATCTGCTGCTGTTAGTTCGTAATAATTTTCTTGAGATATTTGAAAAAATGTAGCTCGTATTACAAGCTGTATAAGTCTTTCTGTAGTATTACCTGTTAACGGGTCTCCTGCTTGCTCAATGAGTACTGCCTCCTCTACAGTAAATTCAGGGCTTACCATTTCTAGTGTTCTATATTCACCATCTGCAACATAGTAGTACATTACATCGCCTTTATATTTTTTGCCATCAAAATACAAACCTCGTACATCAAGATATACATAGTCTTTTTCTCCTAGTCTTGCATTTACTGTTACTTTTTCTTTTGTTTTAAATGTTGTTATCATATATTTATTGTTAATTTATAATTTTCTTACATAGGGCTATGTGAGAACTTAACCCAAGCACCTGCTTGATATCCACAGAAGTGGTCGATTGTTGTGTTATATACAAGCAATCCATTTACAGGCGAAGCAATAGCATTTATTTGAGTTGTAGTCATTCTAGGTGGTAGAAAACCTTGTGTAGTAGATGAAATATTTAATATAGCAGAGGAAATGTCTGTGGTCGTACCAATAAGAACATTACCCCCGCTAGTTATTCTCATACGCTCACTATTGTTTGTGTAGAACATTGTTGGAGCGTTTGCTCCATTAAAAATAAGCATACCACCCGTGAGGAATGAATCGGTAAAAAAGCCTCCTGTTAGGGGAAATACAGAATGTGTTGAAGAGTATGTTCTTAAAGATGTATTCCCAGTATTTGCAACAACATTTATTGCCGCGATAGTACTAGTGCCAGTATTACTATTTCTAACAAACATACCACCATTACCGTTTGTATTTTCTTCTACTTGTAGTCTGAAAGTTGGAGCTGTAACTCCAATACCCACATTACCTAGACTATCTATTCGCATTCTCTCATTAAGGGTAGCTCCCGATGCTCCTGTGGTATAAAATCTTAGTGACCCAGGAATAACTCCTGTACTGAATGTCCCATCAGCAAATCCCATAATTGCTGCACTGCCACCACCCCCAAGTGTAGTATCTCCCATGTATAAACCACCTAGACGTTGACCAATTATTGGAGCAGAACCATTATTAAGGATAGTAACAGCGCCCCCAGATGTAGTCGATGGAGTAGCCACTCTTTCTACATATATCCCAGCACCACTTGTATCTGATACATGTAGTGTGCTAAATGGGCTAGCAGTGCCGATACCAAAGTTTCCAGCGTTGTTTATTCTTGCACGCTCTGTACCAGCATTTGTAGCAAATCTTAGATATGTATCTGCCCCCTCTATAAAACCACCACCAGTTGCAAAGTTAATCTTTGCCCCGCCTGTTAGAGCTATGTTTCCACCAATAGTAGCCGAGCCGCTAGACCTAAATGTTCCTACTACATCGAGCTTAAACCCTCCGTCTGTAGTACCTCCTATCAAGAAGTTTCCATTTAGGAGCATTCTTGCCAGTTCGGTTGTTGTAATAGCAGAACCCGCAGCACCTGAACCACCTGTTCTAAAATAAAAACCCCCTGCTGCAAAATCTAAAATAGAAACAAGGTCAGTAAATCTTCTTCTGAGTGTACCTGTTGTTGTCTCAAGATAGTAGTTGCTACCTACTGCACCATATGCTCCACGATTTATACCTCCCAAAGAAGCGAACCCACGAACCATTAAATTCCCTTCTGCTCCCGCAGTATTAAAGACCCCAATATCAAGCCCTATAGCACCTGTTACACCTGTAAACGGAGCAGTAGTATTGATACCTACTGACCCATTTCCTTGAATTATCATTTTTGTAGAGTATGTTTGTAGTGTTGAACCACCCGCGAGTGTAGTACCTGTTTGGAATAAAATAGAGCTTGCTGAAGCACCTGTAGCCAAACCAGACTGCAAGATTAGATTGCCTCCATTTACGTTTGGTGAGCCGTCAATAGTACTACCAGCAGAAACAGTTAAAGGGCGCCCTGATGTACCCAATGCACTGTTTTCCACCCAAATTTTTCTTGCAGTACCATTACCAAAGGTAAGTATCTCTGTTGGTGTAGTCGTAGTACCAATACCTACGTTACCGCTCGTAAGAATAGTCATTTGAGTTGTATTATTCTGGCGAAAGTCTATAGAACCACCAGTAGGTCTGTTGATAAAAAGGCTAGTACCATTACTCAACAAATTGTAATTAGAAACTGATGGTGTAAGATCGTTTGCTCCAAGCCATAGACCAGAATGCGATGCGACAGTATTAACATCTAAAAACGCTCCTCTAGCTGATGTACTATCAGTAACGGATAATTTACTTACAGGTGTAGTCGTACCAATACCCAACCTTTTGTTTGTATTGTCCCAAAAAAAGTTGTTATCTCCTGCGATAGATGATGTACCGTTCCAAAAAGATACCTGGCCAGAAGTACCAGAGCCAGTGATGGTGCCAGTAGGAGCAGGAATATCTATTGTCCCGTTATTGTAAACAGCCCCACCAAGAAAGTTTAGTCTTGTTGCCCCTTGTTGTACATTTGTACCATTACTAAGTATTTCAAGAATAGACGGGGCAATTCTAGGAATATTTCCTATATTGCTTTTTGAGATATTGTCGATAGTTTCAACAAGCCCACGAATAGTTTTTGCTTCTATCTTGCCTTTTGTTGTGTTTATTTTTTCTATGATAGCGTCGGCATCGTCAAGTACCACTTCTTTAGGGGTAGGTATTTTTGCTAGTACTTTTTCTACTATTACTTCCTCGTCAGCATCAGCACCGTCTACTCCGTCTCGTATTTCAATAGCTTTAAGCTCTGCTATAACACCCTCTAATTCGCTCATTTTTGCGTTATGAGCGTCTTTTTGCTTGTTTGTGAGTTGTCGTACCTCTAGCATCGCATCTTTGTGCTTTTCAGAGATAATAGCAATTGCCTCATTTAGTTTGCGATATGTTTCTTGAGATACAGTATCAGCAAATTCGTTTGATTTTGAGACAAGCTCTTCTTTTTGCTTGTTTGTAAGATTGACCAAAAGTTCTACAAATTGCTTTGCTTGGGTAGCAGTAAGAGTATCAGCAACCTTTGCTAAGTCTAGTATTCTTTGAAGTTTTGTATCTTGTGGATTCATTATTTAGTTTTAGGCTCACGCCCGAGAGTTACTATGTATTAAGTATACACGCAATATAGAGGGGGTTAGTTTGTTATTGCATTTATAGCTGCTCCACCAGCTCCACCTGCAATAGCTGTACCTACACCGTATTTAACTACTGGATTTCTTTGTATAAATCCAGTTGCTCTTGAAAACTTTGAACTTCCCTCTTTTGCTGCTTTTGGCGCAATAATTTCAATAGCTTTATAAAGATTTGACTGGCGAGCAAGCATTTCTTTTACTGCTACATTCGGGACTCTTTGTGCTAAAAAGTCATTTCCTCCTTGTCTGATTGCTTTCATTGCAACAGAGACAGCGCTTTCATTTGTAGGATTAAATACATTACTTTTTTGTGAAGACAACCAAGAGTCAAGACTTTTACGTGATTTCAAAAGCCCACTTGGGGTATAGCCATTCTCTTTTACCAAAGCATTAAATTTATTTATAATTTTTGTTGCAGTTTTTTCAGCATCTCCTACTATAAGAGGACTTTCACTAAGTGTTTTTTTAATATCTCCCAAATATTTATTAAATTCTTTTGGAGTAAATGAACCTTTATTTTGCAATTGTGAATCAAGACTATTTGCAACGTTTGCAATTTCATCATATATCAAATTTACATTTTCAAGTGCAGTTTTTTTAGAAGATATTCCTGGAACAGTTTCAACAGTACTTTTAATTTTATCAAAGTTAGGAATTGCTTCTGTTAAGTTTCTTTTTCCTAGCATACCTGTTCCTTCTATCACTTTCCCTGTTTTTATTGCTTCTGCTGTAGTTTTTGTACTCATTTCTGGTGTCAAAAGATTTTCTACAAAGTTAGCAGATTTTTTAGCTGCATTTGCTGCTGTTTTTTTAGTTATATTCTGTGCTGTTGTTTCTATAAACGAAGGAATTGTTTCTGAAACAGCTGTTTTTATAGGCTGTTTTGAAGCCGAACCGCCACCAAGTGTAAGTATATTAAAAACAGACCCCAAAGCTCGAGCCGTTTCTGGATTTGATTCAGCTATTTTACTAAAAGCTTGTATTGTCTCTCTATTAGTTTGCCCCGTAGGGTTTTTTCTTGAAAGTATTTCTTCTGTTACATTTTGAAGTGCTTTTTCAGCGCCTGGAATAAGTTTTATTCCTTCTCCAAAAATATCTCCTACACCACCAGCTATTTCACCAGCAATATTAAGACCAGATTTCATAGAATCAATAGGGGTAGATGTACTACTTGCACCTTTTTCAATATCTTTTTTTACTCTTTGCCCCCGTGTATCAAGTGCTGTAGCTACACCAGTAACAAATTGCTTTGTATTATCTACACCTTTTTGTACAACATCACCTAGAAAAGGTGTGTTTGTTGCCGCACCAATAACATTACCTACTTTTTGAAGTGTGGTAGGCTCTTTTGGTTTATTTTGATATTTTTCAATAAGAATATCAGATGCTGATCTGAAAGAGCTTGAAGATGTATTTGTAGCTGGTCTGAAAGTCATATTATAATTTTGTGTATAAATCGCTATTAAAATCAGTATATATTATATACCCTATTTGCCCTGTTTTATTATCTACAACAGGAATTTCATTTTCTTTTGTTTCGTTAATTATAGTCTGATAATCTTTTCCAAAATTTGATACTGCTTTTGCAACAAAATCTTTGTCTGAAAGATTTCCTTTTGCATTTTTAATTTGTGCAGATTTTATTTTGTTGTATGCATCACCTAATGTAGTCTTATATGTGTTGTCTATAGCAGAATCAAACGCTTTTTTTCTGCCTGAAATTATGGCTTTGTTTAATCCTTCTGTTTTGTTTATACCAGGAAATACTGAATCAATTTGTTTACCTTCTTGAACTGAATATGCAGTACCAGAAACAGCATTACGATATACTTGTATTTGTGCAGCAATTTGTGTTGCAATATCTACAAGCTCTGGGTCTTTAACAGAACCTAGATTATTTAAAACATTTTCATATTTACCACTTAACAAATTTGTTTTACCTCCTTTTGCATAATACTGCTTTAGTGCACTTTCTAAGTCAGCAAGCGAACTTTTTGCTGCTTCATACTTACTTAGTGTGTTTGCTTCTGTTTGCCCCATTATGTTTTTAGCATTGTTTTTTATTACAGTAACAGGGTCTTCGCCATTATTTATAGCATTTCTTATAGCTACTGTTTGGTCTTTTGTAAATTTACCTGATGCCAAAATAGTGTTTACTACTCCTGTGTACTCAGTATTGCTAGTATTTTTTACTGTGCCTACTGTTGCTCCTGTTCTTCCGCCCCCAAATGAACGAATTATTTTACCTGTGTTTTTATCAATAAGATATGCTTGGTTATCCCCAAGTTTTACTATTTCAGTACTAGGAGTTCTTAATGCAGAACCAGCTTTTTGTATAGCCTCTGAAAGATTTTTAGCACCTGACACTATAGAAGCATCGCCGCCATTTTTTGCGATTTCAATTGCTATACTGTTTACGTCTTTTTCATCCGCTTTCTTTATTTCCAAGTCCTTAAGTCTTGCATTTGTAAGCTCTGCGTTTTTCTTTTGTTCTCGGTCAAGATTGTCTTTATTAAGAGTGTAAAATTCTTTAAGGTTTGCTAGGCGTGTTTCAATAGGGGCATATTTAGCATTTATTGCTGCGTCTGCGGTTTCTTTAGCAAGTGCCATATTGCCCTGCGCTGCTTGAAGCTGTGCAGTAAGGTTAAGGTTTTTAATTGCACGCTCTCGTTCTATTTTACTTTCAAATCCTCCTCTATCTGCTGTTGTAATACCGCCAACATTTCCTCCAATAGCTAGTTTTTCTGCTTGGGTCGCTGCGGTGTTTGCAAGTATTTGGTTTGCAATGTCTTGCGCTACTTTTTTACTTGTATTAAATCCCGACTGTTCAAGTGCCGCTGCATTATCTACCGCTTTGTTTTCCAAAGACGACAAATCTTTGAATATCTGCTCAAAAGTCTTATCTTGGTTTTGCTGTGCAGTACTTTTTTGATTTTGTTGTGCAAGTACTATTTCTGCATTGCTTTTTGGGCTAGTAGTATCTACAGGTGGTACAGGTTGTGTATTTAAGTCTCCCATAACAGGCTTTGCCAAAGCAAGGTCTTGAAATGTTGCTTTTGTAGATACACTTGATGGAAGTGGTGTAGTACTAGGAATTTGGAAGTTAGAGGCTGCTTGAGTTTTTGCTCCAAAAATACCGTCTACAACAAGCGGAGTAAAACCAGCAACACCTTGATTCTGTTCATTTAGTTTTCTTTGGTATGCTTTTACGGCATCACCTCTTTGTCCGAAAGTAGGATTCATATTTATATTATATATTATGTAATAAGGTTATATACTATTGTCTTCGTAAGTGAATTCTATTTCTATTTTTTTGATAATACATAAGAAGTCTATATCCAAATAAAACGTATCAAGCCCTTGTATTGAGCGTTTTATAGGGTGGTATTGCACATAATCATTGTTTTCAAGGTTATTTGGTACAGAATAATTTAATAAATCTACAGGATTTGAGCCGTGATATAAAGATACATTGCAAAAATCACTAGTGCTGTTTGTAAATGTTCTAAACTTTGAAAAATACAATCGTATCATTGTAATTGAAGCACCGTGTGGCAAGTCATACAAGGCAGTTTTAATGTTTGAAGATGCCAATTGATATGTACTATTGTTTGCTACTTGATAAATGTTTGCTTGTGATGGGGTGCTTTTAATACCAATAAACAGTTTGTCGCTATCTAGGTTTTTTACACATCCTAAAGATGTAGATGTAGTAGTCATTTTTCCTATTCTGTGTGCACCACTTTGTATTTCGTTCTTTTTTGGAGAACCATATGTCCACAAAAAGCCGTCTGGGGTTATCCATACGATTTGGTTTGCCCATACATCTACCATATTATGCGCTGGAGAAGCACACAGTGTTGTAGGTATCTCCCAGTCTGCTTCCTCTGAAAAACTACTTCCATTAAAAGTTTTGATTTTAGTAGTACTATTTTTCCCATAGGTAAATACTCGAAGAGTGCCTCCTTCGTTTATAATAGCCGTTACAGTTGTATCTCGAATATCATATTGAAAACTTGGGTCTTGAGATGTCCCATTCCATAGCCACATACGACTAGTATTTCCGTTATTTCCTACGATTGCTACATAGTTACCATAGTCTGCAATAGATACGGTTGTCCACCCAGAGCCTACATCAATATAGCCAGAAAAAGGAGATGCCCCGTTTGGGTCATACGCTCGTACATAGCGACCGTCTGTTATATATGATTGATTTGCCACCGATACTACACCTACATGAGGTACATTTGTAGTTGAAAGTGTAAAGTACGTGTTATTTCTAGTACCTGAAACTATTTCTCTATACCCTACAAACGCATTTCCTGCTGTTTGGTATGTAAAAAATGTTGCCTCTGCACCGCTTGGTGTGACATGAGTCCAAATATCCTTCCATTTATCATCTAAACATCCTGTTGGCTCTGTGTAGCTACTAGGAGAAAATGTTGTAGGAAATGAGCCTATAACACCGCCTTTTGTTATAAGACCGTTTGATTCAATAAAATATCCATATCCATCACTTGCTTTTGTTGCATTTATTGGAAGTGATACAGTCCCCACAGTCTCAGGGTTTTCACTAATACCATTTGCTATCTGTCCAAGATAATTTGGCAAAGATGAATTAAAAAGACCGCTATAATAAGTATTTGGAGATGTTTGAGGTGCAGAAATAGTGCTAGATTTCTTAAAATCACTGTTCCAGCCACCAGATATATTTTTTATTGTGAGTTTTCCTGATTTCATTATTTTATTTGCACCCAGATTGTGCCATTATAAGCGTATAAAGCGTTTGTAATTGTAGAACCTGTATCAACTATCCATATTGAACCTAAAGGCACGCTAGATGGCACTGTAGGCGTTGTAGGGGCTACTGTAGCGTATGTTTGAGTAGGATAGGTTACTATTCTTTCGTCTATAGGTTTTTTAAGGTATAGACTAATAGTAGGGTCTATCTCTAGTTGTATTGCATTTCTCTCAAGAGTAGCAACTTTTTTATTTAGAATATCAATTTGTTGCTGTAGTTGTTCCATTATTAAATATTATCTTTAAATACTAATGTTGTTGTTGATATTGCAATTCCTATTTTTTTACTATTAGTACCTGCCGTTGTTGATATTGCACCTTTTGTGTCAGAAAGATAGTAAATTGAATTTGCTGTCAAACCACTAAGAGTGTCTATTAAATATGCAGATATATTTACACTAGCATTTGCTGTAGCAGTATTTGCTGCAATTCCAAGGAATTTTACATATCTATCTGTTCCACCTAAAAATGCATTACTCGCAGTAGCCAATCGGGCATATCCAGCTACAGCAGTATTTGATGGTGTAAGGGAAACACTGTAAATTGATGTCCAATAAGAAAGATTACTTACAAAAGTCCAAGAAAAAGTAGAAGAACCAGCAACTGCTATTTCATTTGAGTATCCACCAAAATAAGCAATATTTGATGCTGGAGTTCCAACAGAAACCAAGTTATTATTTGGTAATTGAACTGAAGAACTAGTAGCACTACCTGAAAACCCCCCAGATTGAATAAACCCAAACCCAACAACAAAACCTGTTGCAATATTAGATTCAGTAATACTAGTCACAATAGTAGAAGAAATATTTTTATTACTAGTAGATACGCCAGATACATTTGCAAACGAATATGCAATTATTCTTGTTGTTACAGATGCACTGGTAGAAAATGTTAAATTATTTGTTCCAGTAGTTGGATTTGTAATTGAATAAAGATAAGATGCAGTTCCATTTACATTTGATGTATCTGATTGCAATAATGTCATTGCAATTCCATTATACTGTGCAGATGTTACAGTTGCAGTTGGAGAACTTAAAAGTATAGACACTATTAAAATTCTATTTGTACCAGAGCCTATTGTAAAACTATCACTAGAACTAGAACCTGTATTTATAAAAGTATCACTATTGTCATACACAATTGGGGTAGGTTGGTATACCCCTGAATAAACTGCCTGCCCAGCTGTTATGTTTTCTCCAGCTAACATTGAAAAAGAAGTTGAGCTAGAAGAAGGTAGCCATGTAGCATCTATTTTACCATTTACACCACGAGGAATTTTTGAACCAGAACCAGTAGTACTTGTATCATCATTAGTAACAAATCTATTTGTGTTACTAGGAGTACCAGAAGTACCTATAAGAGCATCATTTTCATCCTGTGTAGGAACACGAGGGTCGTTATCTCCAACTGATATTGGAATAGTTGCAGAAACAGGTGCTACAGATACTCTAGTAAATCCTTTTACATTAATAGCGGCATCAGGAATACCTGTTAGACTACTTGATAATGCTTTATTTGAACCTGTTATATCAGAGAGTTTATAGTCGTGTGTTGTCGTAACTGTACTATTATTTGCTCCTACCTTAGTTTCAAGGGCAATAACAGAATCGTTGTGATTTTGGTGTTGGGTTGCATGAGGAACAAGCACCTCGTCATCGGTAGGCTGTGGGTTTACATATGTATCTATTGAGTTTGGGAAGTTTGTCATATTATTAAGATTTATTTATAAATGTCCACTGTGTAGGACTTGCAGTACCATTATACAATGCGCCAGGTTGGTTATATATCTTGCCTGATGTGTTGTATTTAATACCAAAAGAGCCACCTATTCTTTTTAGTAAATTTATCCAAGTAGTCATTATAGGTAACTCGTTGTTACATCATGCGTGGTAAATCTAGCAGGGAATTTTTGCTGAAACCTTGCAGAATAGTATCTTTTAATGTTTTTCTCGTATGTTGCAAAGTCTTCTCTCAAAAGTGGGTATGAACTAAGTGCATTTCTTTTTGCAAATTCAAGCGCCATACCTATTGCAACAGCTTCGTGGAACTCTGTTGCAAATCCTGGCTGTTTTACTGTGTCTGTAGATACAAATGTTGTAGAACCTCTATCAAAAGTAACACGCAAAGAAGCATCTTGAGAGTAGTTTGGTGCTGGGTATAGTTTTATAGATGATCCAATAGGTCTGTAGTATTTTGGCATACCATTTCCGCTAAATAACGAAGCCTCTGAAAGGTTATTGTCTTTCATGTATTCCTCTGTGATTTCTATAAGGTTTGTATATATAGTCCCACCTTGTGCAAGTATTTCAACAGCACGGATAGTGAGCGATGTAGGTGGAATATCATAGTCTTGCTGTGTGTTTACCAATGCTGTAGTAGCAATAGGAAAATCTGTAGTGTTATTGCTGTCGTCATATTGCCAGCCACCATACGCATCAAAAATCCACGACCAGATGTTTCGTAGGATTTTATTTGCCGCTCTTGTTTTTTCTTTTATGGGATATGTAACTACTGTGGTATTTGCATAGTCATCACAGAGAGATACAATATCTTGATTGTCAGAGTCACCGTTGTATATCATATATAAAGTATACAACGACTATAAAGGGTCTAGAGGGTTTCTAGGAGGTTTTTATACACTTCTATTTCAGAGACTACCTCCTTTTCAGAGTCTGCAAGCTTTGTGAGTGTCATATTTATTTTAGCAAGCTCTTCTTTTTCTGTAACACCATCTTTTTTGTTTGTATGGATTATTTTTAATACTGCAATCTCGTCTAGTTGCATTTCACGGCGTTCAATGAGTCTATTTATTGTTGGTTTTAAGTCTTTTGACATATTTTCTAGTTTTTTTCTTTAATAATGTTGTAGTGTATTTTGGTAGTATACCATCTTCTATCGCTTTTTCGAGGGCTTTGTCGATTGCTTGGTCGTATTCTTTTGCTACTTCCCAATCTGGCACTTCCTCGGTTTCATTTAGCACCCCAGAGTCAAGATAATTTTGCAATTTAGCCCTCTCTTCCTCTGAAAGGTTTACCTTTTTTTCAGGGTCTTCAAGCCCTAGAGTGATAATATCTTTTAAATCTTGGTGTACAAAAACTGTTTTATATAGTTTGTCTTTGTACTGCTCGTATACTGTATTTGTTATTTCAAGGACTTTTATTTTTGTTTTATTGCTTACTTTCATGTTATCTACGAGTTATTAGTCTTTGTTTTGCTTCAGCAAGCGACCCTGCGTGCCCAGCATTTTCTAAATTGTTTATATTTCCGTAAAGAAAATCAAAGTTTGCTGGCTTTATTGTTTTGTCCGCATTTTCTAGTAGTTTCTCCATACCAGATTTTATCAAGGACTCGGTAAATTCTCTTGATTGTATTATAAGATTGTCATTCTCCTCACCTTGTCCGATAGCCCCAAACTTTTCTTTTTTTGCAGTAAGCACTTCTTGTCTTAGTTTGGTTTCATCGCTTTTTAAAATAGCTCCTAAGTAGGTTAAATTTGCTCTTTGTGCACCAGACGGATGCTTTATGTACATGTGTGCTGTCTTTTCATCGACTGACTCAATTCCTGTTGGTGTTTTAAATAAATATGAATACATGTTTCAATTATACAACACTATTTTTTTATACACAAACAAAAAACACCCCGAAGGGTGTTAATTGCCTTGTAAGTAACTATTACGCTACTGTACTTGTAGAAAGTGAGTTGATTACAACACCAGCCTCTGCACGAAGTATGCCTACACCGTATACGATGTCACAAACTGTGAGAGTACCGAGGTTTTCAAGTTTGTAGTCCATTTGTGTACGAACTTTACTTGAGCCTTGTAGTTTCTTAGTTGCAAAACCGTATGCTGAAGAGTGGAGCATTACGTTCTTATCAACAGCTGTAGGTGATGGAACACGAGTTGATGTGAATACTGGAATACCGTATGCAACACCTTTTACCTGTGTACCAGCCTGTCCAGAGTTTCCAAGAAGACCACTAGCTACTACACCAAAGTTTGATGCGTAGTTTGGAGAAATCTTTGAAAGACCAATAAACTGGTTGAAGTAAGTCTTTACTCCCATGAATACTGCTGTACCATCACGGAATTCAAGACCCTCCATGTACGCAATAGCTGAACGGAAGTCCAAGTCTGCGATTGCAGCTATTGTAGAACCGAGTGCTGTTGCTGTAAGTGAAGTGTAAAGACCGAAAAGAGCATCTTCAAGTTCGCGGAGAAGAGTCTTTTGTGCCATCTGAGCGTATTTCTCAGAAAGGTTGTAACTTCTTGCTACTTGAGCCATTGTCTTGTCATCAAGGATGAAAGCAATGTATTTTTGTGTATCTACAGTGATAGTAACATCAACTTCTGCTGGAGACTGAAGTGTAACTTCTGTACCAGGTGTTGATTGTGTACTTGCTGTAAATGTGTTTGTGTAGATATTAGGTACGTGAACGATGTCACCGTCTACTATCATATCTGACAAATCTGAAGCAAAATCCTGAAGTACAAACTCTGGGAATTTTTGCTCAAGCATCATTGAACCCCATTTTTCTGGAATCGATGCTGAAAGGTCTGCGTTGTTAAATGTATTTGTTCCTGTCATATGTCTTTTTTACAACGGCAGGATATTACATATTTATGAACGATACCACGCTTCTTTTTCTTCCTTTGTCATCTCACTAAGAGGTTTTGAAGGAGTACTAGAGATTGAGTTTCGCCCAGATGGTATATTTCGAGCGTTCTTGTCGTTTATAGCTTCCTTTTCGTTAGCGTTTACAAGTGCTTGAATACCAGCTTTAATGAACGGGTCGTTGAGGTCTTCTGCGGTAGCGTTTGGCTTGTAGGTTAAGACTTTTTCTGCCTGCCCACGTGTTATGCCATTTTCTTCTGCAAATTTAACAACTTTTCGTTCAAATTTAAATTCTGCAATGTCCTGCTCTAGTTGTGTGTCTAGATTAGTTTTAATAATTGGAGTGTTATTTTTCTTTGCTAGACGATTCGCTATAGCTTGCTTTTTGAGAGCGTTCGCTTTAAATGCGCGGAGCTCTTCAAGCTCTAGTTCTGTGTCATCTGCATTGTCAATAACTTCGTCATTGTTTACAAGGTCAATGTCCTGAATATTCTCATCATGTTCCATAATGGTTGTTAAGCATACGCCAGCTTTTGGGGTTTAGTTTATAAACATTCTTAAGGGTGAATGATAGCCTATGTGTATATTATATAACACTATATAAGGGTACAGGTGCATTTTTCGCCGTGGAGCAATCTTGTACAGTATTTGCACCTTGGGTGTTTTTTAATTTCAATGTTACATCTATCGCAGTATGTATTCTTTTTACTCCAAGAGTACTCGTTTTTTTGTATGTAATTGTGTATATCAAAAGCACTTACAGTACCAAGCCCAAACGAATTGATGAGCTCTGCTATTTCTTTTGGCTTTTTCCATTTCAAGTAGCCAATAAGAATAATCTTCTTTTGGTCTTTGGTATAAGGCATTTATTCTTGCACTTTGAAGCCTGTTTCTTGTGCAAATTTTTTAGCGTCTGTTAATGTTTTGAAAGTGCCTTGTACAGTTCCATTTCCGTTTACAACAGTGAAAGATTTAGTAATAGTTTTTTGCTTTATAGCTTCAGTAGCTTTTTTAATTGTTTTTTTAATGGTAGTCATGCACATATTATACAATACTACTCAAAAGAGTCCAAGTTTTCATCTACTTTACCTTTTTTTATTTTAAGGCGGTCAATAACTTCTTTTTCAATAAAAGTACACGCTATTTGTCTTGCTCGCATTTCCTCTACTGTTATAGCCTGAGAGTCTAGTTTTCGTATGTCTGATATTTCTTTTATAATATCCTCAAGGATTGAGGCGAGAATATCTCCGTCTGAACTATTTGCTATCCTTTCTATAACTTTGAATTGTAGTGGTGATAATTGCATTATGCTGTAGGTACTAGTCCTTGCAAGTCAGGGTTGCCTGTAGATGTTTGTGCAACAGGATTTACTTGAGGCGCTTTTCCAATAATAGATTCCATGTTTTTACCCATTGAACCAAGTATAACATCAAGCACCTTATCACTCCTAGGGTCGCCTTTTCGTGAAAGCTCTGTGTATAGTGTAATAAGCGTCTCTTTGTCTGCGTTGTCTCTGCCCTCACCTGTAATATCAAGGTCTATCTTGTATTTAGCCCCAGCATAGAGTGTTTTTGGCAATTCTGCATATAGGTTGCTTTCTTTATCTAGTTTTTCAAGGATACTAGACTTTATTTCTCCTCTACTTGGAATATACGGCATATCAAAAATATCTGGTGATTTTGAAAGGTCAATAATATGCTTGTTTGTCTGGGTTTCTGCAAATAGCTCTTTTATCTTTTCAAATCCAGAATCAGTACTGCCGATAATAAACAAGTCTTTACCTGCACGCTTTTGGAATATAGGAATAATCTGTTTAAAGAAAGACTCTTTCAAAAAGAAAGCAAAGTTTTCTTTTTCAAGCTCAAAGTGAGACATTACAGAGTTTGAAAGCATTGCTCCAAGTCTGAAAGGTGTTCCTGAAGAGAAAGACTCGCCTGTTGCACTTTCAAAAGCAAAAGATTGACGCTGTGCGTTCTCATTGATAAACGAATCATGCTGTTGGAAATCTGATAGCGCTCTAGTTGTAGTATCAATACGAGAAATTTGCCCATTTATACCCACTTCAAGTACTTCACCGTCTTTTACCTCTGATATAAGCGATTTACCAATAGGGTCTCCAGCTTTTTGATAGATATTCTTTGTTGCCCATTCCATAGCACGAACACGCAAGTTTGCAGATATGTTTGTAGCAAGCTGGTTTTCGAGTTGCTTTTCTATTTCTCCCATACCAATCCATCGGTGGTCTTGTTTGCCTGTGTGGCATTCTGTATAAGGAAAATCTATTACTTTTTCACAATATAGAACCTTTGCCTCGTATTTCTGGCGCTTATCGTCTTCTTTTTTACCAGACGGCATAATAATTGCTACATAAAGCTCTTTTTTGTAGTCATCATTTTCTTTATCGTATTCGATACCTTTTACTTGCGCATATTGCTCTTTTGAGAGAAGTATATAGCCCTCTTGTACAAGTCTTTTGCCTTCAAAATCCTCTGGAAGCTCCCAGTCTGGGAATTGAGACATCTCATAGTGAGAGTATTCATGCTCTTCAATAACAGGAAATCCTCCCTCAATACTAGCTTGAAGTGATTGCGCTTTCTGGTCGAGTATAAGCGAGCGAATAGGAACAATGTTTACATCTTCCCCTACTTTCTTTGATACACATGACCCGTATTTACGAAGTGAGAAGTTTAAGTCATTTATAGTTTTTGCATATCCGCTATCTTTTACAAAAGTACCAAATTGACGACCAAAAAACCAAACTGCCCACTTATTTTCTGTTGAGTAGTCCGTTGGAGTAAATACATAGTTTTTAATGTCTACATCAGTATTCTTTACAGAAACCTCAGTATAAAAACGCACATTGTTTATATATAGTTTGCGCTTCTTTTCTCTATCAAGCTTCCCCTCCTTGTATAGGGAATTCCAGGCCAAATCAATAGTACTCACCAATTCTTTTTGTGAAAAAGTATGTGCTGTCTGCCCTTTCTTATCAAGGTCGTATACTACTGGTATTCTATTTGTATTAAAATCTTGTACTGCTTTTGCAAATACGCTAGCTATGTTGTATGTCATAATATAATTATACCCCTTATATAAAGGGTTTACTCAAAACTAGACCCGCCCTCGTCTTTTTTTGCTTTTATAAACAATTTATCTATTGTATTTAGCTCTTTTCTTGCAGATGCTCGTACCGCATAATCTTTCATTTGCCACGCTATAGCACACGATGTGAGTATGTCGTAGTGTCTTGTTACCAGTCGGACATCTACATCTCTATCCATTAAGTCGTTTCTTGAGTAGCTTCTAGCTTCTGCAATCAAATCTGGGTCGTTTAATTCAATCAATCCGTCTTCCACTGCTTTTGATAGGTCGTTAAACATTTGTCCTTTAGTCAAAGCGTTTGTATTCCACCCAAATGTATTAGGCACGGTGTATTTGATACCTTGCTCGTTTTTTTGTGTGGCATATATACGAGACATAGGATAGATTTGTTTCAATCGTGCAATAGTAGCTACTCCTGCGTTGTTATTCTCTGGAGCAAGTAAACATTCTCCAAACATTCTACCCTGACGAGCCATTTCGTCACCAAAATCGTCTGGTTTTATCTCGTTATTGTAATACGTGCCTATCACTTGAGCTGGCATAGTATCAAAATCTATAAATACTGTAGTACTTGAGTCTAGTCCTACACCCAAAGAAACGTCACCTGCCCCTGCAACACGGTGTGATGGGTTGTATTCTTTAAATACTTTGAAACCTGCAACAGTCTTAATTGGTTGCTTAGCTACTTGTTTATCTATACTTTCTCGGTCAAACAGTACATCTTTTGAAGCACTAGGTTTACAAAGGCGCTCACCCTCAAAGTCATCATCGGTTTTACGCATGTGTTCTATCTGTTCTAGTGTATATCTATCTTCCCACGCTGAAAGCCCGTCTGGGGTCAATATAGGGACAATTAGCACTACTTTAGAACCAGATTGTCTTGTTACTAGTTGGTGTACGTTTCCACGCTCTGAAATATAGTTGCAGTTATAGATAGCAGAACCTCCTACAGCAAGACCTGTTCTAGCCTCTTCCATGTTATCCCATATAGCTTTAGTCTTTACTGCACTGCGGAGTGTTCCTCTGGTTTCTATATCTTCATAAAGTATCAAATCACTCTTAGCGTCTTCCTGGAGTGCTCCACGTTGGTCTGCACCAACAACATCAGCAATCATTTTAATTCCAGTAGCTGTGGTAAAGCTTCCCATAGTCTCTTCACGCTTGAGGTCTGTTTTAGCAAATACCTCTGGGTATAGTATCTTACAGCGAGGAGATACAAGCATGTTATATATATCAGTAACTATTTGTTTTGAGTTCACCCCATCAGCAGAAAGTACTTTTATATATCTACGAGTATGGTCTAGGTCGTTTAAGATTGCATACGCTAGGAATAGTTTAGTTTTGGCTGTCTTACTAGCTCCACGAAATGCTATGTTTACAAATTGGTTTATTTCTCCACGGTATGTTTTTACTAGGTTTAAGTCCATTTCCTTATGAAAAGGAGCGTCTTTACTCTTGAAGTATTTAGGGTGCGTGTATCTAGCCCATAGACCAAACTTAAAAACGACAGACTCATGACTGTTTGTTTTATCAAAAGCAAATAAAGCCTTTATCTTTGGGAGGTCTTCACTATTTAGTATTTGTTTTATCTCTTCCATTATTTAACAAAGTCTTCTATAAGGTTATCTACAGTGCTTTTAGTTTCTTTATCATGGAATAAGGGTTCTCCTCCTTTTCCAGTTATTTCATTTTTACTTACTGCTTGTCCGTATACTCTGTCATGTATGTCTTTATAAAATGAGTAGTTGCCGTCTTTAGCGTTTTTATAAGCTACTTTGAGCAATACCTTGCGTACATCTGACACAGTAATGTTATTTTCTTTAGCAATGTCTTTTACTACCTCGTCAAAATCAGTAGCAAAGTCTCTAGTACCTGCTGGTCTGCCTACTTTATCAAGTGGTGTAAGCTTATTTCCAGGTAAAAACTGTCCTGTCTTTGGGTCTTTTCCCGTATTTATGCTGTTTTCTTTTCGGATTTCTTCCATACAATATCTTCTCCATTAAGTTTAATGTTCTCGTTCCCTGTGTAGTCTACATAGCGTTGAACTATTACGTCTACATACTTAGGGTCTAGTTCCATTCCGTAGCATATACGACCTGTCTTCTCTGATGCTATGAGGGTTGTTCCCGTTCCCAAGAATAAATCCAATACAATACTGCCCTGCTTGTATCCTTCAACCAAGAACTTGAGAGGTAAGTCTACTGGATAGGTTGCATTATGTATCTTTGCATTCTTATTCTCTCCGCTCGCCGATTTTGTCTCAAGTAGGTTGCTGAATGTACCTCGAAATCTATGGTTGCCCCAGCTTCTCGACTGGTTCTCGGCACCAAAGAGAAGTATCAACTCAGTTTGTGAGTTGGCGACATTTTCTGCCATAGCTGGTTGTGCTGTCTGTTTCTTCCAAAAAAAGATGTCTTTGAACACGTCCACTAATTCTGCAAGCCATAAAAGAATGTCTTTCTTATTATTTGCTAGTATTTGAAGGTTCACAAACACATCCTTAGCGTTATCGAGTGCAATTCTTGTCGTGTCAGTGATTAGTTCCTTATAGTCTGAAAGGTTGTCATCGCTGTTTGCGTATTTACTTTCTTTCCCTTCGTAACCAACATTGTGTCCAACATTGTACGGTGGCGATGTAAACGATAAGTCCGCCTTCTTCCCATCCATAAGCCTTTCCACATCCTCTAGCTTTGTACTATCCCCACAAAGTACCCTATGTCTCCCTAATTCGTACAAATCCCCTAGTTTACTCTTAGGTTCTTCAGGTGTCTCTGGTACTTCGTCATCTTTTTCGTCTGGTTCTATAATCAAGTCCTTTTCAAATCCTGTAAGGTCAAGTAACTCTGGGGTTAGTCCTTTCAGCTCTTCTATAACCAATGACATATCCCAGTCTGACTCATTTAATTTATTGTCGGCTAGTCTATATGATTTTGCTTGGTCTTCGGTTAGTTCTACTACTTTAGCGTGTTTTAGTATTTCTTCTTCTGACCACCCTAGATGTTTCATTGCTTCGTATCTTCCGTGTCCAACAATAATAACCCCTTGTTTATCTACCACAATAGGTTGGTTCATTCCAAATTCTTTGATTGAAGCAGCTACTTGTTCAACTTGCTTCTTAGGATGTTTCTTTGCATTTTTTGAATAAGGTGTTATTTTCATACCCAAATTATAACATACCTTCCATATCCCTGCCAATAGCAGAGTATAGAAACTATTGTTTCAACATTTCACCTGTAGCCCAATCAAATTGTTTTTTACGATAGTCTTCTTCTTCTTTTCTACAAAGAGCTCTATTATTTCCTTTCCAGATGTCTTGGTTTGTACAAGCTGGGTTACTGTAAGCAAAAGGTTTCTCTATAGCGTACTGTGCTTCTAGGAGTTCTCTTGTTTTGGTTACTTTTTGAGGTTGTTGCACATAGATTATCTGCGCGGGGGGATTTACTACTGTTACAGTCTCTTTTTGGTTTTCTTTTTGTACTGGTTTTGAGCGTTGTTCGGCTACATATTTGAGCAAATCTACAGTCTTATAGCCTCCTATAAATTCAGGTACCATTATAAGTTTTACCTTATTTGATGCTAGGGCAATACTCCCTGTTGAAAGTGTTACACCTATTATTATTCCTAGTATTATTTTTTTCATATTTTTAATCTTATTACCTTATAAACTTACTATTTAAGTATATAGGAAACAAATAAAAAGTCAATTTTTTATATCTTCTTTCCTTTAGGAATAGTTACTGTACTTCCTATCTTAGCTTTTCCTTTCCAGCGTAGGTCGTTTATGTATTGCTTGGCTGTAGTGTTATTATTCTTTACTAATTATTATTTCTGCT